CATGGGTGATGTCCGTCCCGCTGGTGCTCCGATCTCTGGTGGTGGCAAATCTACTGGTATCGTCCCCTGGGCACAGCAGTACGACTTGGCCGCTCGTGTGGTGTCCCAAGGAGGAGTACGCCGCGGTTCTTTCGCCATCTACCTCCCCATCGACCACTCAGACGTTCCGGAGCTCCTCCGGGCGAAGGATCATTCGAAAGGTGACCCGCGTAAGTTCATCGACAGCAACGTTGCACTGACCGTTGACGACGCCTTCATCGAGGCGATGCTTGCCGGTGACACTGCGAAGCAGGAGCTCTTCGGTGAGGTGCTGAAGACCCGTCTTCAGACTGGCTCTCCCTACCTCGTCTACATCGACAACGCCAACCGCCAGAACCCGCAATGCTACACTGACCGCGGCCTCTCCGTAAAGACTTCAAACCTCTGCTCTGAGATCTTCCTCCACACCGATGAAAATCATACGTTCGTCTGCGTCCTTAGCAGCCTCAACCTTAGCCGCTATGACGAGTTTAGTGGTTGGAAATCTGATCTTAGTGGACGTACAGTCCCCCAACTCGCGATTCATCTCCTCGATGCAGTCGTTTCAGAGTTCATTCGTAAGGCTCAGCACCGAGTCGGGATGGGGCGGGCTCTCAAATTCGCCGAAAAGTCCAGGGCACTAGGCCTCGGCACCATGGGTCTCCACACCCTCTACCAGAAACGTGGTCTCCCATTCAAATCCGAAGGAGCTCGTCAGCTGAATGTTGAATGTCACGAATGGATTAGCCAGGAGTCAGAGATCGCATCACGAGAACTGGCAGGACGGTTTGGGGAACCCGAATGGTGCATTGGCTCCGGTCGGCGCCATACTCATCTTACTGCTATTGCTCCCACTCGGACTAATTCTGTTATCAGTGGAGCGTTTAGTCAGGGCATTGAGCCGATTGATGCGAACTTCTTCGTAGCGAAGCAGGCCAAGGGCACATTCGTAAGGAAGAACCCGATCCTTGAGCAGCTGCTCTGCGAGCGTGGGGTTTCCGATGACGTGTGGGACTCTATTCTAGCTGCGAAAGGAAGCGTCCAGCATCTCCCTTCCGACATCCTCAGTGATGAGGAGAAAGAGATCTTCCTCACCGCTCGCGAGATCGATCAGTTCGAGCTCGTGAAGCAAGCCGCCGACCGCCAGCCGTTTGTTTCCCAAGGCCAGTCACTCAATCTCTTCGTCGATCCCGAGTGCAGTGCCGAATACCTCTTCCGCCTCCACCTCTCAGCGTGGAAGATGGGGCTCAAGTCCCTCTACTACCTGAAGTCCAGCTCCCTGCTGACGAAGAAAGTCTCCGACGCCATGATTGTCACCCGTGAAGGGTGCCCGTGGTGCGATCGCCTCAAGGACCTCCTCAAAGAGGATGGCATCACCTACAAGGAGATCACAAAGGAGGAGGCGATGAGCATCGGGGTGTGGAAGTCCGACTGGCAAACTGTGCCTCAACTCTGGGTCCGCGGTGAGCACATCGGGGGCTACACCGACTACGTCAACTCGAAATCACTGCATGCTCAAGACACCAGTTCGGCCGAATGCGAAGCCTGCCACGCGTAGTATGGGGAAGCGGAGACAGAAAAAGTACCCGCCCTTGACCCTCGCCCAACAACGATTGGTGCAGGAGCATCGGTGGATAGCAGGCCACTTGGCTTTCAAAGCCAACTGTGCGACAGGCGGGTGGACGGGCATGTTCACCAAAGAAGATCTCGAATCGGTCGCGTACTTCGCTCTCTGCGTTGCTGCTTCCAAGTTCTCCCCCGAAAGGGGAATCAAGTTCAGTACGTACGCCTGGGTGACCGCCCGAGGCTATATCATGCATGCTCTGCGTGACTACTCTCGCATGGTCCGGCTCCCTCGCTGGATCCCAGAGTACCGCCAGAAACTCAAGGTGCTCCTTGACGACGGAGTGCCATACGAGAAAGCCATCGAGATCCTCAACATCGATGACGAGAAAGCCGCTCTCTGCGAGCTGAGTTGGGCGGAGGTTCATGCCTCCTACGACCACCGACCTGAGGGCTGGCGGGAGCGTGAGTTCGTCTACGACCACGACGAGGTGCGCCAGATCATGACGTCACCAGAGATCTCTGAGGCACTCCGCTCCCTCACAGACGGGGAGCTGGACACTCTCCTCAAGTACGTGGACAACGCGCCACTCACTGAGGAGGAACGCACCTACTCCAGCGACAAGATTGAGGAACTGCGATCGCTCGTCTATGGATCTCCCACTCGAAAAGAAGCTACGGCTTGAAAACATCAGGCGCGGTCTGAAAGACCTCTCACGTGATGAGCTGGAAGAGATGCTCATGCAAACCACCGAAGCTCTGGTCACCCTCACCGACCGCGTCAACACATTCTGCAAAGACAATGGCCTCATTTGACTCCAAGAAGTTCTTCGACTTCGCCTTCTACGCCGACACCGCCAACCCCAAGCATCGGGCTGCCTACGACGACCTGTTCGCCGCCATCCAGAAGCTGGACCCCAACCTTCTGACCGACGACGCCAACTGGGTCAAGATCTACCGTACCAAGCCACCGACTCCCCCTGTTCTGGAAGTCCCCTACTTCAGCCAGCGAGACAACTACCGTGATGCCAGCCGGACCTGCTTTAGTTCTTCTTGCGCAATGCTCACGGAGTTTCTCAAGCCTGGCACACTTCCTGGCGCCAAAGGCGACGACAAGTACGTCGAGCAAGTCTTCAACCGAGGCGACAGCACCGATGCTGGCGTCCAAGTCCAAACGCTGAAACACTTTGGCATCTCTGCCTCCTTCAAGACCAACGGATCACTTGGCACTCTCGACGCTCTTCTGGGACAGGGTATTCCCGTCCCTATTGGGATACTCCATCACGGTCCTGCTTCTGCTCCTAGTGGCGGTGGCCATTGGCTTATTGTGATTGGCAAGGACGGATCTGACTACATCGTCAACGACCCTTGGGGCGAGATTGACAACGCCAGCGGTACCTACCCCAACACCGACGGCAACCACAAGAAGTACAGCGAGAAGCTAATCGCTGCTCGTTGGACCGTGGAAGGTCCCGGATCGGGATGGTTCATCCAGGCCTCCAAGTGAGGCCGCGCCCGTAGGGTAAAACACCCCAAGTTAGATGGCTCGGAAGATGGCTCTGCCTCGGAAGAGGGTCAACCACAGGCGAAAACCCATGCCGATAGTCAACATCATGAAAGTGAGCGTTGTAGTCTGGACCGCGGGTCTCCTGACGGCTTACTACGCCAAGATCCTCCCTCAGATGGACGCCACTTTCATCGCGGGCCTTCTCACTAGCACCTTGGGGTCTCTCGGAGTCGAGGTCTTGAAGAAGTCCGACGAGGAGGAGAAGACCCCCACCCCCACCCCACCCACGACTCGTACACCAAAACCCTGACATGGAACTCAAGCAAGCCCTGGCCCAACTGATCGACGCCTACGCCGACGCCAAAGCCAGCAAGAACCAGATCCTACTGCAGTACGCCACTCAGGAGCTGCAGAGCTTCATCCAACAAGTGGACCTGATTCAGGCTCCTCCCGCACAACCCCGGACTCAGACTGAGGAAGATTGATGGCTGACAAGCTGCCTCCCGGCCACGGGGCGGACGCCCACAAGGACAAGATGGGGAAAGTCATGCACGAATGGAAGCATGGCACACTCCACTCAGGCACCGGAAAGAAGGGCAAGAAGGGTCCCGTGGTGAAGAACCGCCAGCAAGCGATCGCGATCGGAATCTCCGAGTCGAAGCACGCTGAGCGTCTCATCGCCATGGGCTATTCTGAGGAGGCAGCTTCGGCCATCGCCGACTTCATCGAGTCTCAGCGCGCTGCGGAGGACGCCGACGAGGGTCCTCTCAGCGACGTTGACTCCACACCAGGGAAACAGAAGGGCTCCTCTGGACGTCGGAAGCAAAACGACCAGGAGCTCCAAGCCACATTCCCGACCGTCCCTCACGCTGAGGGAGCGATGATCCGCGCTCGGAAGGGCTCATGCCCTCCGGGCACCAAACCAGCAGGCGCTGGCTTCTGCCGCAACCCGAAGGCAGGCAAGCGCGAGTATTTCGACAAGGATCCCAAGAAGGGATGTCCTCCTGGCAGCCGGACCGCAGGCAAAGGGAAGTGCAGCGTCGACTTCGCCGACCCGGCCGTGACTGCCGCCAACGCGGTGAAGGGCATCGAGAACACGCCCTGCTCCGCAAAGAAGAAGAAAGACCCCAACGCGCCGAAGAAGGAAGAGGCCAAACCCACCACTCCGACAGCGCCAACCCAGCCAAACAAGCCTGAGACCCCTGAGACTCAGATGGTGAAGGACGCCGCCAAGAAGCGCGCCGAACAGTGTTCCAAGCAGACTGGTAACTGACATGTCCTACGGTGGATTCAACGAGAAGGCCCAGGTAGTCTGGGATTTTGCCCGCTGCCAGAGGCCTGATGGCTCGTTCTACGGCACGTCTGGGAAGTGTAGGCAGGGTCAGGAGGTAGGAGCCAAGGAGATTGAGGCGGCTCAGCCCAAGTCTGCAAAGGCTAAGGAGGCCCTCGAAAAGGCGACACCCGAGCAGCTCAAGAAGCTGGCGGCAAGTCCAAAAGCGACGCCGGCGCAGAAGGCGGTCGTTGAGAAGGCCCTTGCGAAGAAAGAAGGGAAGCCAGACGAGCCACCAAAGGCGGAAGAGAAGGGCTATAAGCCGAAAGAACGTGAGGAGAGGAAGGGACTCAAAGGGCTGAAGGATCGACTCCTCGGCGGTAAGAATAAGGGTCTCGATTCACTAGTTCCTTCGGAAAAGGATGTCAAAGAAGCACGAGATGGCTACAAAGAGATCCTCGGAGATCGTCTAACAAGAAGCGATGATCCGAAAGAAAGGGAAAGACTGTTCAAGGCCATTCAGCGAGCGGACAAGAACGCGGATCTTGAGATTTCCCGAATGGGCACCAACAAAAAGTTCGTACAGGACCTGAAAGCGAACCTCCCAGCCAACGTAAAAGCCTCTGTCGACAAGGAAAACGGGGAACTGACACTGACTCAGAAGGTGGGCAAGAACACAATTCAAACCACCTTCAACCAGGCAAACGGCTTCAACTATCGAGTAAACGGAAAGTACGACACTGGCACTGTGAAAGACAGGAAGGAACAACTTCGTGTCGCCATGGCCGTTCGTTCCCAGTACGACGCGCTGGTTCGTTCGCTCCCCGAAGGCACAGTTATCAAGACCTCCCCGTACGACGGTGACGGTGGCGGTGCAGCTCGGCAGAAGGCATACGAGAGGATCGGGTTCGGCAAGCCCAACGAAATCCAAGAGATGTTCGCGATGAAGAAAGACGGAAAGATGGTCCCGGCAACTTTCGACCAACAGAAAGCCGCGTTCGAAAATCCTGACACCATCTGGTTTGCGGAAGGCGAGGAGGCCGGTGACAAGGAGCAGGCCAAGATCTGGCTCCAGATCATCACGGGTCAGAGTGTTGGAGAAGAGTGATGACTGTGGTGTACCGTTAAGGTGACTGGGTACAATAGAGGTGAGCGCATAAGCTCAACTCACCCCTTTGCTCTCTGAGCCCTGAGTTACCATGACCAACCTCGTTCGTAGCCCTCTCTTCAATGAGTTTGCCCAACTGGTGAACGCATTCGAGACCCCTCTTGCTCAGTCGAACGTGCGGAACAATCTGAACTACCGTATCACCACGGAAGACGATGCCGCAATCGCTGAGGTAGAGGTTCCGGGAGTCGCACCCGCAGATGTGAAAGTTCGCATCGAAGGTCGCAGCCTCACGGTGGAAACCCCTCGCGGTTCCGCATATTTCACGATCGGCCAGCGCATCGACGCTGAAGGCACAAGCGCCGATCTCAAGCACGGTCTTCTCACCCTTCGGATCCCCAAGCGTGACGCCAAGATCGTGGAAGTCAACGTTCACGTAGAGGACTGACCAATGGACTTCAGCTCCATCGCCAAGATCGCGTCGGACTCTGGCGGTGACCCGGGAGCCTACCTCAAGAGAGAACTCGAAGAGGGTCTGGAGCCGATCACCAAACGCGTCGACGCTCTCGAAAAGAAGCTTGACCTGCTCCTTCTGACGGCCAAGCGCATCGAGGATCTCCTCAAGAAGATGGAGCCCGTGATCAACCTCATCAAGAAGATACCGTTCATCAACTGAACTCTACTGGGGAGCTGCGGCTCCCCTTTCTTGTAGGTTTACAGAAGCTAATGTTCGGGTAAGATAACACTGTAGGCAACGTCGCTCATGGCCGCGTCCCTGTTGCCGAGTACTACGTCCATCTTCCCGACCATGTTAAATGTCTGCTTCTGTTCTTACTCGGTCCCGCTCTAACGCCTGGGACAACTTCTGTGAATGGGTGACCTCGACCGACAACCGCCTCTACGTGGGTTGGTTCGGCACCCTGATGATTCCAACGCTGCTTGCCGCAACTATTTGCTTCATCGTTGCCTTTATCGCCGCTCCTCCTGTTGATATTGACGGGATTCGCGAGCCGGTGGCTGGTTCTCTGATGTATGGCAACAACATCATCTCTGGTGCTGTGATTCCCAGCAGCAACGCCATCGGTCTGCACTTCTATCCCATCTGGGAAGCAGCCAGCCTCGATGAGTGGCTCAGCCTGTAGGGCCACTATAAATCGGGTGAACTGCTGGAAACCTGAAAATGAAACATAACCACCACCTTAACCCTAAGCACCTCGGCGGAACTGACCACCCTTCTA